AGTACTTGTATTTAATATGTTGTTCTAACCGTTTTTTGGGCGTTCTGCTGCCCCATCTATTTTTCTGTCGCTCTTTTGTACATTCAATACAGAGGCTTTGGCCTTTCCAAAAATTTCCATCAATAAACTTATTGGATTTGCATCCGTTGCAATGCTTAAATGATGCAAGAGGTAGAATGTTCATTTGTGTTTCCCCGCTTTAGCGACTGCTATATTGTCAACAGCATTCGGGTATGGCCTGCCAGCAGCTCTTGCTCGTGCCTTAGCGGAATTGACCTGCTTGCGCGTCAGATGCTTTTCGTGGGCATCTTTAGGCGCATCCTTTTCCCAAAAAGGCTTCTTAGCCATCTCAGCAATCCCACTTCCGAAGGGACTTATTGATCCTGCTATTAGGATCTGCCGCCTTTGCCGATCCCGTCAGCTTTCGCTTCATGCCCAACATCCTACTACAAAAACTATCTTTACGCGAACCGCCTTCAGGCTGTGGACGCTTAATATCATGACCTTCGGCGCGAAGAGATGCGCGGCCTTTATCATTAAGGCCCCCCGAAGGGTTCTTGCCTTCCTTGCGTGTCCATGCACCAGACATTGTATCCTCCATGCAAAGACGGGGGCACAAAGGCCCCCGCTTCAACTACAAGAACTGGGGAGGATCAGCTCTCAGTAGTGCTCAGACGGCTTGCGGGGCGAGCCAGCATGAGCCGAAGAGAAGACATGACCGCCGCTCTTACGAGGCTTCTTTCCAGCATGATGCATCCCGTGATGACCATGGACCTTGCCGACATGCTTAGCATGCTTCAGGTGCTCGGGCTTCTCGTGATGAACGTGATGAGTGACGTGGCCGCCATGCTTGCGAGCCTCGCGCTTCATCTTGCCGGGCTTCTCACCGTCAGCGAGGTTGTAGTCCTTATCGGCAAGGCTACCACCATGCTTGCGGTGATGCTTCCGTTTCATGGCGTGACCGCCATGCTTGAAGCCATCGGTTTCGTCTTCCGCCTCGTGGGCAACGTGGCTGCCCTCGCCGGTATAAAAGTGCTTCGGCAGGTGCTGATCGGGCACAACGCCAGCAGACTTAGTTGTGTGCTTAGCCATATTGGCCTCCTACTACGATGCGTTGTTGATGCCCTGAATGTAGAACACCGTCAAAGTGCCAACACCAGAGCCGGTGTTTGCGGAAGTGATCTTGATCTGGACGTCGGTGTTTCCCACGTTGTCCCAGTTCGCGATCTGAGTAGCTCCTGTCCCCGGAAGGATCGTGAGCTGCCCGAGGGCATTGGCGGTGACCGCATTGGCCGCCGTAAGCGCCGTAGCAGAAGCATTTGTTCCGATGCCAAGCGTCGATGCTGCACCAGTCCAAGCCGTGGTCACCATCAGATAAATGTCGGTGATCTGGCTTTGAGCCGGAATAGTAATCGACGAAACACCGCTTGCCTGCGTCACAACAGCCGACTGCGCCATCTGGACGTAGCCGATGTTCTGCGTACCAATCGTTCCACCCACACCAGCCAGATTGCCAGTACCGTCACTATTCATGACGGTGCCAGCGAGGATCGGGCCGGTGAAAGTAGCCCCGACAGTTGCGGGACTACCATTTGGGTTCGGAGACTGACCGGGTACGATATCGTTGATTGTCGTAGCCATTTTAGTAGCTCCTTTTAGTGATCAAAGATCACGAGGTGGGGAAGCTGCCGTAAATGGCACGCCAGTTGTAGTAGCCGAAGCTATAACGCTCGTAGCCCTTCACCAGCAGGTTGTCTGTCACGAAATCGACCTGCATGTCTGTTTCGAATGCAACTCGTTCCATGTAGGACAGACCGTCGATGTTGGTGAGCAGGAACCACGGATACGCCGAGGTCAGATAGTCGTTGACCATGTAACCTTCAGACAGGCCGCCTGCGGTCATCATGATCGCGTTGACGTCGTTGTCTGCCGTACCCGGACGCAGTTCCGTCTTCGTGAGACGAATAGCAACCGGTTCGTTTGCGGGAGCCACAATCAGCTTACGCGCACGGGCGAAGATCTTCAGACCTGCCTGATCGCGGAAGTTGGTGCGGATCGCAATCATCGCGTTGAGCAACGTAGCTTCGTTGAGATCAACCTGCGTAGAGGGCTGGTTGGCAACGGTGCCGCCGTCAATCGGATGGCTCGAAGAGCAAAGCGCCTGACCGTCACCACCAATCGCAGAGTTATAAGTCTGCGCGGTGTTGAGGATATTAGCGCCGTAAAGCTCCTTCGTCTGATGGAACGACTCAATCAGACCGAGGTTCGACGGCATAAACTGTGCCTTGTACAGGTTATCGTCGATGGTCTTGCGAGTGATCGCATAGCCGAGGCCGATCTCGGTGTGCTCCTGATTGTAGACATAACGCTCACCGGCATTGTTATCGAATGCCGTCTGACCGCCTTCAGTCTTCAACTGAGCATAGCCAAGGAAGCGCATCTCAGCGGTGCGTTCCAGAGCCATCTTCGAGTCGTGCTTCGTGAAGATCTTGTCGTACTGCGACGGGATCTGTTCGTACTTGCCTTCAATTCCACGGAGACCGGGAAGGAGAAGGTCTTTGATGGCGGCTAAGTTCACGGCCATAGTTTCCTACTCCTCTTAGACTCCCACGAAATTCTTCGTGGCGATGTAGTTGAAGGACACAATCGCATAGTCATATGCCTGACTATTCGAAAGGGTGCCGGGAGCACCGGGGGGATCGTTTACAATGCCTACGACCTTGAAAGGAGCGTAAATGTTGTATGACGACGTATTGAGCGTGCTGGTATCAAGATAAGCACCAGAAATACCGTTTGAGGTATTGCCGGTCCCAATCACGAAACCAATCGTCGAATTGATATCAGCAAGCGCGAGGCCAGTGCTGTCGGACTGAGCGACAAACTTGGCGTTCGGATCATTGATGATGTAGCCGGTGACAAAGTTGCCAGAAGCAACGTCAGAGCCGGGCCAATAGTTCGACCAAACGGTACGCTTCTGCGAAACCGAAAGGTACTGACAGCCCTGAAAGATGCCAGAGATGCCGGGGGCACCGGGGGTTGAGCCGGTCGAAGAAGCACGGGCCACCGTGCCATCGGATTGCGGGGTTACGGGGTCACCGTAAAAGATAGCGGAGGCATTGTAGTCAATCAGAACCGCGACCTGCTCGTAGGTCGGGGCAGAGCCAGTGCCAGAGTACTGACGAAAGCCGAAATAGCCAGCAACATTTGCAGCCATGACGGGGTCTCCCTTTTACAGGATAGTCCATCATCGCGCACCGGGGCGACTAAGAACCGGAAAAGGTGAACCTTCCACGCCGGGGGAAGGCGAGCCAAAGCTCAAGAACCATTAAATACATTTTTCACCGTAAAAGTAAAGAGCCGCCCGAAGGCGGCTCAATACACGTCAAAAAGTGCCGATTAATCGGGAATTGCCATAGGCTCGTACTTATTACTGATCTTAGGCGCGACGCCCTTGGAATCCTGACCAAGCTGCTTCTTTTTGTTCTCAATGGCCTGCCGGGCATCCTTCTGAGCACGACGCCTAAACTCTTCCGTGATCTCAGCCGGGCGTTCCATCAAGATCTGACCCTCACGCTCAACATAGGTAAGATCCGTATTAAAAGGCGTCATTTCAGGATGACGTTCACGCGGGACTTCAGTCCATCCAGTTCGGCGGACTTCGCGAAGCTTATTCTCGTCGACCTTATTGAAGACCTTAATGGCCTTCCACTCGTAGGACCAACCCTCGGGCGGTTCAGGCGTCCAAAACTTGTCCTGCCACTCCCCATCGTCGTCGCCAATTGCACCACGGATTTGTGCAGCGCGTTCACGAGCAAGTTCCAAAGCAGACTTTTCGCGAATTTCAGTCCGCATTGAAGGACGTTCAATCGAACGAGAAGGGGTATCAGTCTCGTCATCAAGAGACAGATTTAGACCACGCTTAGTATTCATGACAACCTCCTTAATGTGTTGAAATCTCACCGTTTTTCTTAGCTCTCTGCAACTGATCCCAATACTGTTGTTCAGTTAGGCCAGAGAACTTTGCCGCTTCTCGCTGATCAGGAGTGAGCCTGACTGCATTTGAGCGGCCACCAGTCCCGGTCCCAGAGCGGGAAACAGGAGCGGCAGGCGGTGCAGCACGACGCTGTGTAGGGGCAGACGCAGAGGAAAGCGGCGATTCCGCAGACCCCTCTTCCACATCTTGAGAACGCCGGTTCAATCCAAGTCGGTTTTCAACGTAACTAAAATACTCGTCGGTCTCCGGGGCGATACCATCATCGAGAGCATCGTAGTGGGCACGC